GGTGAGCAGAAAGAACGCATGCTCATGGAGATTGCCATAATGGTAGGCAAGACTATAAAATTAGCAGAAGACGAGAACCGTAAACCCCTTTGGGAAACTGACTTGTCTAACTTCGGGATTGAGCGTAAGACACTTGAAACCCATCACCTTAACGTAGATCGAAAAACTCACGTTGAAAGAATTGAAGGAGAACTAAATGACTTACAAGAACAAAGCAGACCGAAACTACAAGCAAGAGTACGAAGGGTATCAAGGAAAGCCAGACCAGATCAAAAAAAGAGCTGAGCGTAACAAAGCACGTGCAAGCCTAGTCAAGGTCGGTAAGCTAAGCAAAGGTGACGGTAAAGACGCTGCCCACGTAAAAGCTATCGACAAGGGCGGTTCAATCAAGGATGGTGTTCGTGCCGAAGATTCTAATAGCAACCGCTCATTCAAACGTGATTCAAAACACAACCTTGTGTCGGAAGTCAGTAAAAGAGAACGCAAAAAATAATGGATGATTACGATTGGCCCGGACAATTTAAGCCATTTGCACATCAGAAAGTAACAGCAGCATTCTTAGCGGAAAGACCTAAAGCCTTTTGCTTTAACGAGCAAGGTACGGGAAAGACCGCCTCTGTTATATGGGCTGCTGATTATCTAATGAATGCAGGGTTAGTGCGTAGGGTGCTAGTGGTATGCCCCCTGTCTATTATGAAGTCAGCTTGGCAGAACGACTTGTTCAAGTTTGCTATGCACCGCACGTGCGATATAGCCTATGGTGACCGCAAGAAAAGAACTAAAGTTATTAACAGTGGTGCTGAGTTTGTCATCATTAATTTTGATGGGTTAGCTAGTGTCAAGGATGAAGTACTTAGTGCCGGTTTTGATTTGATCGTAGTTGACGAGGCATCTGCCTATAAGAACCCATCAACTGAGCGTTGGAAAGTCATGCGTGACCTGAACAAAAAGATCAAGGGTTTATGGATGCTTACCGGTACACCGGCAGCGCAATCACCTGTCGATGCGTTTGGTCTAGCTAAACTTGTTAACCCCAAAGGCATATCGCCGTTCTTCGGGCAGTTTCGTGACCAAGTGATGTTCAAGGTTGGTATGTATCGGTGGGTTCCAAGAGCCGAGGCTCAGACCATAGTACACAACGTGCTGCAACCGGCGATACGATTTGAGAAGGATCAGTGCTTGGACTTGCCTGAAGTTACACATGTTGAACGCGATGCACCGCTTACCCCGCAGCAACTTAAGTACTACAAGATGCTCAAGGACAACATGATTATGCAAGCGGCGGGTGAAGAGGTTACATCTGCTAATGCAGCAACAAGTCTAAACAAGCTGCTACAGATATCCGGCGGTGCGGTGTATACGGATACTAGAGACATTGTAGAGTTTGATGTATCCAACAGGCTGCAAGTCATCCTTGAAGTGGTTGAAGAGAGCTCACACAAAGTATTAATATTTGTGCCTTTCACGCACACCATCGAATTGCTACGTGACTACTTCACTAAGAGCAAGATTGTCTGTGACGTTATCAATGGTGCAGTACCCGTAGGTCGTAGAAGTACCATCGTGGATGACTTTCAAAACACGGACAGAGTTAAGGTGCTTATTATTCAGCCTCAAGCAGCATCACATGGGTTAACCCTTACCGCAGCTAACACGGTTATTTGGTATGCTCCCGTCATGTCAGTTGAGACGTACCTACAAGCCAATGCACGTATCAATAGACCCGGACAAAAAAACGCTATGACTATCGTGCACATCAGAGGCAGTGAAGTTGAAGCTAGGTTGTACAGCATGTTGACCAACAACATAAACAACCACACGAAAATAATTGATTTATATCGACAGGAAATCGAGGAGGGTTCTTGACAAAGTAAAAAACATCATTATAATGATTGAACAACAGGAGTAATACCATGGAAGATGCAGCACCAAAAGTATCAGCCGAAGAGCTGGCAAAGATTTACATTAAGATACGCAATGCCAAAGAAGCAGTAGTTGAGAAGCACAAGCAGGAGCTTGCTGAGTACAACGAACAGCTCGAAGCTATCTCTGAAGAAATGTTAGAGCTGTGCAAAGAGCAGAACGCAAGTAGTATCCGCACAGGTGAAGGCACAATTATTCGTAAGGTGACAACACGTTACGCTACGACTGATTGGGACTCGTTGTACAAGTTCATCAAAGAGCATGACGCATACGGGTTGCTAGAGCAAAGACTGCATCAAACAAACACGAAGCAGTTCTTAGAAGAACACCCTGACCTATTACCCCCCGGATTATGGTCAGACAATAAATACACAATCGTAGTTAGACGGAGCTAAACAATGACCGCACCACAAAACCCACCGCAAATTAGTGCGGAGGCGCAAGCAGCTATTTCTGCGCAGCAACGAGTATTTGAACGTGAGTTAGGGCTTGAGTTACAACTACGTAACGCAGCCTTGCATGAAGCAGTTGAAAATTCTTCTTTTGAAGAACCCGCAGATAAAATAATTGCTAAGGCAGTAATCTTTTTAAATTTCCTCAAGACAGGTGAGAGCAAATGAGCAACGTTTCAATTTTCAATCAAGAAGTTCCCGATTTCCTACGTGGTGCAGAGCTTAACGATTTGACCAAATCCCTTGCCGGTGGCGGCTCAGGTGGTAAGCGCATTTCAATCCGTGGCGGCGTGTTCCGCAAAGTTGTTGGCGGCGAAGAAGTTGGTAAGCTGACTACTCGTGAGATGAACGTCATCATCATTAATGCGCGTAAGAACGTATCTCGTGTGTTTTACGCCGGTAAGTACAACCCCGACGAAATTGTACCGCCCTCATGCTTCTCAAACGAAGGCGATGTACCTGACCCATCTGCGGAAGACAAGCAAAGCGTAAGCTGCGCAACGTGCCCACAAAATATTTCGGGTTCAGGTGAGGGTACTAGTCGTGCTTGTCGTTACCAACGCCGTATTGCAATCTTGCTTGAGAACGATATGTCAGGTGATGTGTATCAGTTAAATGTTCCGTCTAGGTCAATCTTTGGTAAGGGTGAGGGCAACATCCATCCGTTCGAGAGCTATACCAAGTACATTGCAGGTAACGGCAAGAACATCAATCAGATCATTACTCAAGTTAGCATGGACTTGGATAGCGACACAGTTAAGTTGTTCTTCTCACCGGTGCGTCATATCAACCGTGAAGAGTGGGCAGTTGCTGAACCGGCGGGTCAATCTGTTGAAGCTAAGAACGCAGTCACTTTAACCGTTGCACAAACCGATGGTGTGGTGAGAAAGCCCTTAGTACTTCCCGGTACTCCAGTAGAGGAATTTGAAAAGCCCGCACCTAAAGCAGCGAAAGTAATCGTTGAAGACGAAGAGATTGCTGAGCCCGTTAAACGAGTAGCCAAGAAAACTGAAGTTGCACCGGCAGGGAAGAAGAACCTTGCTGATGTGATTAGTGCTTGGAGCCAAGACGAGTAAGCCATGACCTACGGATACAGTTCGAGACTTATTGCACTGAACAAGCAAGCCAGTAAGACTAAGCTTGGCGTTGCATTGGGTCGCAAGTGTATTGCACATGACGTTCCAGTAAGCAGCATTGCAGATCAGTTAGGCGTTAGTCGTATGACTATATATAACTGGTTTATTGGATCACATGAACCGCAACCCGCACACGCATCCGCAATCACCGAATTACTCAGCACATTTAAGTAGTTAATTGGGTGATGGCAGGGGGCTTGCCCCCTGTTTACCCGTCTTTGGGATAAATAGATGGATACGTTTGATCTACTAGATGCGGTGCTGCCCCCCGATGGGTGGTTCGCTGTGGTTGGTATCAAGGGTAAATCCATAAAGCAAGAGTTAGTTGAAACTAGAGAAGAAGTAGATACGTTTGCAGAACGGTTCGTAAAAGAAAAGCGCAATGTATTTTTTGGTTGTGCTAAGTACGCTACCGGTGCTAACCGCAAACAATCTAACGTGCTAGGTCTTAAGTCATTTTGGATGGACATTGACTGCGGCGAAGGCAAGGAGTTGGTTAACCCCGTTACTAACCGCCCTTTTGGTTACATCGACCAAAGTACAGGCTTAGTAGAGTTGCAACGTTTCTGTGCGTTGATAGGGCTACCCAAACCCATCGTTGTTAATTCAGGGCGTGGACTGCATGTCTATTGGGCGTTAGAAGAAACAGTGTTCCGCAAGGAGTGGGAGCCTGTAGCTGCGCGTCTTAATGAGCTGTGCATACTGCACAACCTGTACGTTGACTCTAGTGTATTTGAAGCTGCTCGTGTATTACGGATTCCCAGTACTTTTAACTTTAAGTCAGACCCCCCGCTTGACGTTGCTGTAATAACCACAGGTAAGCCAGTAGCGTTCGATACGTTTACTAAGCTGCTAGGTGTACGCCCACCGGCGGAAGCAACTATATTTAATACCCCGTCACTGCTTGACGAGCAAGGACTCAATGATCTTACCAAGTCACTCGCAAGCAACACGATACAAAAATTTAAGAACATAATGATCCGTGGCGAAGATGGATGCCACCAGTTGAATTATGTATACACAAACCAAGAAGAAGTACCTGAACCGCTATGGTGGTCGGCGTTAACTGTAGCTAACGAGTGTGTGGATCGTGAGAAAGCAATCCACATGATTTCAAATAAGCACCCTGACTATGACCGCGATGCTACAGAGCGCAAAGCATCACAAGGCGGTGCAGAAGGAGGTCCCCATCGTTGCACAACATTCGAGAAGGTAAACCCCGGCGGTTGTGATGACTGTAAGTGGAAGGGTCGAGTGCATGGACCGATTGCACTTAGCAAAGAAGTAGTAGACGAAGAAGTAGAGGGCCCCGTTGAAGAAGCTGTTGAGGAAGAGGAAGAAGTTGTCAGGTACATAATCCCTGCGTACCCCAAGCCGTACCAAAAGGGTAAAGGCGGTGCTATCTATCTACCGGCTGGCAAAGATGAAGTTGAGCCATTCTGCGTGTATGAGCATGCGTTGTATGTAGTCAAGATGATGGAAGACCCGAACGATGGGCACGTAGCCTTGCTTAGGCTGCACCTACCGATGGATGGGATAAGAGATTTCGTAGTACCTAATGCGGTCATTGCAGCCAAGGATGACTTGCGTAAGGTGCTAGCCAAGAATGGCGTAGCAGGATCAATAGCACAGATGAATCACTTAGCAGCGTTTGTCACAACGTTTGTTAAAAACTTACAGTATGTACGAAAGGCAGAGACAATGAGAACACAATTTGGTTGGTGCGAAAATAACACTAAGTTTATTCTTGGTGACCGAGAAATTAGTACGGATGGTATCTATGGAAGCCCACCGTCAACAGCTACTAAAGCAATTGCTGCGCACATGGAGCCCGTAGGTACATTCGAGAAGTGGAAGGAAGTGTTTAACATGTACGCCCTACCCAAGATGGAGCCCCATGCGTTTGCTGCACTGACTGCGTTTGGTTCGCCCCTGTTCAAGTTTACGGGTCTTAAAGGTGCGATCATCAACGTGATCTACAAGCATGGTGGTTCGGGCAAATCAACAACCCTGTTCATGTGCAATAGCGTCTACGGTCACCCTGAGGCACTAGGATCAATATGGAAGGACACGAACAACGCCAAGATGCAACGCTTGGGGGTAATGAACAACCTGCCCTACACTGTGGATGAGATAACTAATATTTCAGCCGAGGACTTCTCTGACCTAGCCTATGGTATGTCACAGGGGCGAGGCAAAGACCGCATGAAGGGCAGCACCAATGAGCTGCGCGAAAACACTACAACGTGGCAGACTATGTCTTTAGCTAGCGCCAACGCCAGCTTTTATGAGAAGCTAGCCAGTGCTAAGGTAGGGGCAAATGCAGAGATGCTGCGCCTGTTTGAGTACGAGATTGCCCCCAACAATGTTATCTCCACCGAGGATGGTAAGCGTCTGTTTGATCGGCAGCTGAAGGAAAACTACGGACATGCCGGTGACATTTACATTCAGTGGTTAGTTAACAACCTAGACGAGGCGTCAAAAACCATCCTCCGTGTTCAGTCAAAGATTGACACAGAGCTCAAGCTCACACCCCCTGAGCGGTTTTGGTCGGCTACGGCTGCATGTAACATTGCCGGTGGGCTGATTGCTAAGAGCCTTGGTTTGCACGACTACGACATGCGGGCTATCTACACATGGGCTTGCAAGGAAATTCAGGGTATGCGTGATGAGATTAAGCCACCATCAGGGGATGCGTCAGGTGCAATAGGTGACTACATTAACCGGCACATGCAGAACATCCTTGTAGTGAAAGCCGATAACGATAGCCGCACTACAGTTGCTTCGTTGCCTACGCTAGAGCCACGTGGTGAGTTGCTCATACGCTATGAGCCCGATACCAAGCACATGTACTTTGTGACCCGTGAGTTTAAAGCTGACTGCGTGGATCGACAGATCAATTACAAAAACACTTTAGCCGAGCTCAAGCATCGTGGGTTCTTCAAAGAAGCAGTTAACAAGCGTATGTCCAAGGGC